TTAAACCATCCAGGTAAACCTACGAAAGGTCTCTTATCAAATTGATTTTCTTTTGCCATTTTAGAACCTTTTTTATTGTAGTGTAAGAATACTTGACCACAATCTTTACCTGTAAATTCTTCTCGCCAATGTTCTAAATCACAACCAGAATATATCAACATGTCACCTGGTTTTAAATCTACTTTGATACCTGCTTGACCTTCCTTACCTGTTGGATCAAGATAGATTGGCCATGGATCACCACCTAAATTTAATGTGGTAGATATTTCACATGAATACCTATCTTTGTGTCTAGCAAGAACATCACCTTTTTTATATATTCTAGCATAAGAATATGTCTCAGAGAGTTTTAGACCCGTATGTTTTTCCATAACAGGTTTAACTTCTTCTAATAAAGTTTCCATCGCAATATCACCATAGTGTGAATAAGTGTTTGGTACTTGTTCATCATTCCATACTCCCCAATATTCTGTAAAAGGTGAAATATATCTAGTATCAAGTAATGTTCTAGCAACCTTTCTTTTATTTAAAAAATACTTATATACGAAATCTGCTAACTCTGGTGAGATAGCGTTTTTTAAGACACTAAATTTATTTTTTTTGAATGACATTTTTTCCTTTCAACTTCACTTTCTCTTTAATTAAATTCTTAACAAAATCAGGTTTATTCTTTTTATCAAAGTGACCTAATATAGTTTGAATAAATGCTTTTTTCATATCTTTATTTACTTTTTTCATCTATTTTACCTTAGGCAACGCTTGACAATTAAAATGTATAAATCTAAATGGTTCATAACCCATATCAACTGTGTATTGGTGTGGCATATAAGATGGAAAGAATATCATTTTACCTGGATGTACTTTGTAATGAAGTTGTGTTGACGCATAAGTTATCTTACTTTTATCTGTCTCTGGTAATCCATTCATTAAATGCCCTGGTCTAGGGTCTTCAAACATTGGCATAGAAGTTCTTTCACTTGCTTTTAAGAAATAAAAACCAGATATGTGTCCATTCCAATGTGTGTGTAATGTATGATGTCCGCCACCTTTTTTTGCAAACTCTTGAACCCACATCTCAGTTATGTAGATTTCATAATTACTTAAATCATATCCCATCTCAATCAATAAATTGTTTGATGTTGCACCAATATAATCTTGTAGTTTTTTAAATTTAGGATCATTTATTAAACTTGTTGAGTGAAATACAAATCCCATATCATCTTTATTACCTAAATCTTTATTTCTCTTACTTATATCTTTTTTCAAATTCTTTTTAGCCTTTAAAATATAAGGGTCAGACGCTTTGTTTAATTCTTTAACAAATTCTGGTGCGTCTCCTACCCACAAAGGACACCTAAATAAATCATCTCTTGTTAATTGTAATGGATATTCTTTCTTCTTCATCATATACTCCTAT